TATTACAACGCTCAAAGGCTTATTCGTACAGAGCTTAATTATATTAGTAATAAGGGAAGTATGAAAGCCTATGAGGAAAGCGGGGTTGTAGAGAAGTATCAATATCTTGCTACATTAGATAACCGAACATCTGATATATGTAGGGAATTGGATGGGAAGATATTTGAACTAAAAGAAGCCAAGGTAGGGGTTAACCTCCCTCCACTTCATCCACATTGTAGGTCAACAACTATTCCATATTTCGAAGATGATGAAATCAATGAGTACATTGAGGATAGAGTTGCAAGGGATAAAGATGGGAAAGGGAAATCGTACAAACTTGGAAAAGATATTACATTCTTTGAATGGGTAGAGCAATATGGAAGTCCTGAATTCAAGAAACGTGTACAAGAACAAAGAAGGCGATTTCTTGATATGGATAAGAAACCAAGAACTAAAAAGAAACAAGAAGGTGAGGTGGATAACAAAAAAGAGTAATACAAAAATTATTATAGTAACAAGTAACAATAACAATGTAAAATAATAATAAGTGCATCGAGGACGAAACCTCGGAAAAAAGCGTAGCACGAAAGGAGAATGGTAACAATGACAAAGGAACAATTATTAGCCGCAGGGTTTACAGAGGAACAAGCAACAAATATCTTAAAACTTCACAAGGAGGCGATTGATGGCAATTATGTACCTAAACATCGTTTTGATGAAGTGAATAGAGAATTAAAAACAACTAAAGAGCAGGTAATAGAAAGGGATAAGCAGATTACAGAATTGAAGAAATTCGAGGGCGATTCCAAAGCATTGCAAGAAAAGATTGCAGAGTTAGAAGCTGCTAATGCTGCAAAGGATAAAGAATATAAAGCTAACCTTGCTCTTGAAAGAAAGAAAAATGCAATTAAGTTAGCACTACTCGAAGATGAAAACGGAAAACCTTACGATGTAGATATGGTTATGGGACTCTTCAATTTAGAGCAGATAGTCATAGATGAGGCAACCGGGAAAATCAGTTCAGGATTTAAAGAACAGAATGATGCAATTCGTAAAGAAAAGGCATTCTTATTTAGTCCTAAAGAAGATGCCAACAAAGGCGACAATGGTAAACCAGCAGGATGGAAACCAACTGGAACACCTCCAGCAGATGGAAATAAGGGTGGCGGAGGAGTTGACCCGTCCGTATCTTTTGGAAAGAGTTTGGCACAGATTAAACTTGGTATGATGGGTATCAAACCAACCGGAGCCGATGGCTCAGGTAATCAAAATTAAATTAATTAAGGAGGAAAACAATTATGGCAATGAAGATGAAACAAATAGAATACGGGGCGCCAACAAAACAAATCTTGGCAATCCCAGACCATTATGTAGCACTTGGATTCAAACATCCTAAAGCAGACGCTAATACACCGGGACTTGCTACATTGGTAGATGGAAGATATGTAGTAAAGGCAGGTACATTCTACCCTGCAAATGATGCAACTGCAATTGGCGTAGTTCTAAATGATTATGATGTAACAGATGGTGATGCAATGATGGCCGTAGTAATACATGGATTCATCAAAAAAGAAGCATTACCCGCAGCGCCTAATGCAGCTGTAGATATTCCAATGATTAAGTTCGTTGAGAAAATTGTTTAATTAGAAGATAGGAGGAGGAAAACAATATGAGATCAATTTATGATATTTTCGAGAGTAAAGCAATTGCCTCTTATTGGACTGATGTTAATGCTAACATGAAAGATCCAATGATTGGTACAAAATACTTTCCAGTTGCCAAACAAACTGGATTAACCCTTGGATGGATTAAAGGTAGAAATAACTTGCCAGTAGCATTACAACCTGCAGCATTTGATACTAAGGCTCCATTGAGAGATAGAATTGGTGTTAAGGAACTAAGTACTGAAATGCCATTCTTCCGTGAAGCAATGAGAATTGGTGAAAAAGATAGGCAGGATATTGAAACACTATTGGCTAAGGGGGAACAATTTGCACAGCCTACAATCATGAGAATCTTTGATGATATAAAGAATCTTGTAGATGGTGCAATGGTACAAGCCGAGAGAATGAGAATGGCCCTTCTTTATAGCGGTAAGATTGGTATTACTGCAACTGCTGAAAATGGTAGAGATATTGCTTATAACTATGACTACGATGTTGATGGTGGATGGGCTACTAATAACAATGTAACGTTGTTAGCCGGAGAACAATGGACAGTAGCTAATAAAGCAACTTCTAATCCAATTGATGTTCTATTAGATGCGGCTGAAAAGCTTGCTGAAAGAAAAGGAGTTAAGGCAGTAGAAGTTCTTATGAACACAACTACATTCAAAGGAATGATTGCATCTGATTCTATTAGAAAAGCAATGAACCCTCTTGGAGCATCCAGTATTATTGTAACAAGAAATTCAGCTAAACAGTTCATTGAGAATGAAACTGGATTAACTATTACACTATATGATAAGATGTTCAAAGATGAGCAGGGGGTAGACCGCAAGTTCTTCCCAGATGGATATGCAACATTACTTCCTTCTTATGCTCTTGGTAATACTTGGTATGGAACAACTCCGGAAGAGTTTGACTTAATGAGTGGCAATGCGGGTGCTTCTGTTTCTATAGTAAACACTGGCGTAGCAATCACTACTATTAAAGAACCTCATCCAGTAAATGTTCAAACAATTGTATCAGAAATCGTTCTTCCATCATTTGAAAGAATGGATGATATCTTTGTAATCAAGGCGTTTTAATTGAGAATATAAGAGAGGAGAATAGAAATGGCTAAGATGTATTTCGCGAAAACCGTTAGATACGAAGGCTCAGAATATCCTCCTAACACCGCTTTTGAGGTCAAAGACGCTGATGTCGATGACCTCAAGAAAGCTGGTGGCTGGATTATAGAAAAGCCTAAAGTAGATAACGCTAATAAAAATAAAGAACCAGAGAAGGGCAAGGAGCCTGAGAAATCAGAGCTTGACATTCTTAGAGAAAAAGCAATAGAACTTGGGATTGATTTCAAAGGTAACTGGGGGGTTAAGAAATTAAGGGAAGCAATTGCTGAAGCAGAACAAGCTTAGTAAAAGGAGGCGGAGTAATGACCGTATTAGAAATTGTAAGGGCTAAAATTAAAAACCCAGCCATTACTGAGCTTGATATTCAATTAGCTATTAATGAAGTAGAAGAAGTTATTAAAAACTATTGTAACATTGATACTATACCAGAAGCTCTCAAGTTTACATGGGCTAATATGTCAGTAGATTTAATTCGTTATCAGCACGAGTTAAATACTAATGCAGATGATGTCTTGGCAGGGATTGATGTCAGCGATGTTTCTAATTTAAAGATAGGGGATACCCAAATCGCATTGCAAGGTAATAACTCAGAGAGGAGTAAAATCTTAAAGAGTCATCGACCTAATTTAGACCAGATTGTAATGAATAATAAGCAGCAGCTGAATAGGTTCAGAAGGATGGTGTGGTAAAATGAAACTATCAAGTTTTGGTAAATTACTAACACCAACATATACAGATAAGTTAAGCATTAACCGTTATACAGAAATTGAAAATGCGGATGGTACCATTGGTATAGGTCTTCCGGAAACTCCTTTGTACAGCGATGTACAATGCAGGATTAGCTTTAAGAATAGCGATAATCCGGAGAGTAATAAGGATGATTCTAATCCAATCTATATGCAAGTGAAAATATTCTGTAACCCCGAAGTAGATATTCGAAAAGGAGATATATTAGTAGCTGAAAAGATTGGTGATGATGGTAGTGTATTAGCAACCTATAAAGGTATAGCGAACTTACCATTCAAGTATGTAACCCACCAAGAAGTCCTATTTACTGAAGTGGGTGATGCCTAGTGTCAATGGATTTTAGGGAGTTTCAGGATTTGCTAGATAATTTCAAAGAAGTGCAAAAGCAGCATGAAAGGTTTATCAGAGAATTTCTAACGGAGATGGGTATGAGAGCTTTGGCTCAAACTAAAAAATTAACTCCTGTGGATACTGGTAATTTGAGAAATAGATGGGAACTAAGTCAAGTATACAGAAAGGGCGATAGCCTATATATAGTATTATTTAATCCAGTAGAATATGCAAGCTTTGTAGAAGATGGTCACATGCAACGTAAAAGATTTCTTCCTATTGAATATTTAGAACAAAGTAAAGGAAATCAGGAATACCTAAATTACTTGTATAATCAATATGGTGATGATATTCAAGGGGTAATGCTTCATGACAAATGGATTCCCGGACATCATATGGCAAGAATATCAATCTCTAAGATTGAAAGAGAAATACCAAAACGTTATGAAAAGGCGTTAAAACAATTTATGAAAGGATTGGGGGCGGGAGATTAATGGTAGGAGAAATTACAGGCGAAAGCATTAAAAGCGCAATAGCGCTGAAAATCAAGAGCAGTTTTGCAATTACCAATGGCTCACCCTCAATTACTATCTATAAAGAAAAGATTGTACAAGGAATGAAAAAGCCGTGTTTCTTCATATGGGTAATGGATGTTTCACAGGAAAAGATAATGCGAAATGTTTATACAAGAGATTATCAGATGAACATCCGATACCACCCTGAAGAAAAGGATACTAAAACTTATGAGACACTTTCAGATATTGGTAATAAGTTATTGGATAAATTAACAACCATTGATGTTCCCATCTTTTTAGGCAGATATGGAACAGATGGAGAACCCATAGAAGATAAAAAGCCAGTAAGAGGAACTCAAATGAGTTTTGAAATTAAAGAAGGTGTATTACAGTTTTATGTAACATATAGCATAAAAGCGAAACAAGTGGTTGATGAGGTTCCTGAAATGGAATCTTTAGAGATTATTCAGAACTAATTAAAGGAGGAAAGAAAATATGGCTGGTGGAACTTTTAAGTCACAAAATAAAATAAGACCCGGAGCTTATATCAATTTCAAAGGCGTAGCCAAACCATTATCCAGTCTTGGTACTCGTGGAGTAGTTACAATGCCCGTAGCTATGAGCTGGGGAGCTGAAGTAACAGAGCTACTAAGTACTGACCTAATTGATGGTAAGAGCTTACCTAAAATTGGATATACCGCCTTTGATGAGCAGAGTCAAATCTTTAGAGAGGCGTTGAAGCATGCTTATAAAGCAATAATTTATCGTCTTGATACTGGAGGAACGAAAGCAAGTGCAACTTTGACACCTCTTACGGCTACTGCTAAGTATGCAGGTATTGTAGGTAATGAGATTGCAGTAAGTGTTGTAGCTAATGGAGATAAATTCGACGTTATTACTTTATTTAGAGGTATTGAAAGAGATAGGCAAACTGTTACAACAGTAGAGGAGTTGGTTCCTAATGATTATGTAGTATTTAGTGGAACAGGTAATCTAGTAGCAAATGCCGGAGTTACATTAACTGGTGGAGAGAATGGAACGGTTAATGAGGCAACCTATGCTACCTACTTGAATGTAATAAAAGCGTACAAATGGAACACAATGGGCATTCCTCAAGATGTTCCAGCTGTAAACCCTAATATCATTACTTTTATTACTAATATGAGAGAAAATCTTGGTAAGAAAGTACAAGCTGTTTTGTACAATGCGGATGCCGATTACGAAGGAATTATAACTGTAAATCAGGGTTATAAAACCACCGATGAAACAGTTAGTCCTACTACCTTTGTAGCTTATGTAGCAGGATTAACAGCTGGTTCTGATGTAGGTGTTTCTAATACTTATCATGTAATTGATGGAGCAGTTTCAATAGTTTATCCTGAAGGTGTAACCCCTTATGGAGAGGAAGAGATTGAGGAAGCTCTGAAAGCTGGCAAGATGGTTCTTTCAACAAGACAAGATGGTGCAATTGTTATTGAGCAAGATATCAATACCTTGCATACATTTACTCCTGATAAAGGATATGCTTTCAGTAAGAACCGCGTTATTAGAACACTTGATGAAATCAATAATTCAATTGCGCTATTGTTTGAAAGAAGCTATATTGGTAAAGTGGATAACGATGATGATGGAAGAAACATTTTCAAATCAGATGTTATCAATTATCTAAATATGCTTCAAAGTATTTCAGCAATTAAAAACTTTGATAGCGCTACAGATATTCAGGTATATGCTGGAGAAGCTATTGATGCTGTAGTTGTTGATTTAGCAATTCAGCCAGTAGATTCCATGGAAAAATTATACATGACCGTTACGGTTGGTTAATGAGAGGAGGAATAATATATGTTTTTACGTGCTGGTGATACAATCAGTGGTCAGGAAGGTAAAGCAACATGTGTCATAGATGGAAACGTACATGATATGTTTTATGTAAAAACCTTGGAAGCCACTTTTGAAAAGACTAAAGCTGAAATAAAAACTCTTGGAAAAAGAGGTACCCAGTATAAAGGAACTGGCTGGTCTGGTAGTGGTTCAATGACAATCTATTATGTAACATCCATATTTAGAAAAATGGCATTGAAGTATGCAAAGACTGGTAAAGACATCTATTTCAATATTACAATAGTTAATGATGACCCAATATCCACTATTGGTAAGCAAACGGTGGTATTGTACAATTGTAATATAGATAGTATAATATTAGCTAAATTGGATACGGAAGCCGATGCTTTAGAGGAAGATATTGATTTCACTTTTGATGATTTCGATATCCTTGATAGCTTTGGCAATCCAGTAGTATAAAAGGAGGAATATAAATGAGTAAATTGTTACAATTCTTAATAGAAAACCCTGTAGACAACTTAACAGCTGAAGTAATTGTTTCAGCAAGGCTTGCAAAGTTCCCTTTCAAAATTAAGGGAATG